AGAAGTTAACAAACGTGATGGTAAGTATGTCGAAGGTTCAGAGCCAGGAATGATTTTCAATTCTGTCTCTGGAGACTTGTACGATGGTGTTAAAGGCATAGATGTAGTTCCATGCTTTTATAGACTAGAGTACATTGAATGGAGAGATAGAGGAGAAGGTCTAGGTGCACCAATTAACATCTATGACTCATCTTCAGATATCCTTTCCAAGACAACACCGGATGCAAATTACAAAGATAGATTACCTAATGGTAACTATGTTGAAAAAACTGCATCTCATTTTGTAATTGTCTTGGGCGAAAGTCCATCAACAGCTTTGATTTCTATGAAATCTACTCAATTAAAAATTAGTAGAAAATGGAACTCAATGATGTCTGGAACAAAGATGAAAGGTAAAAATGGATTATTTACACCAGCATCTTTCAGCCACATTTACCGACTAAAAACCACTCAATTGTCAAACGATAAAGGCACATGGTTTGGTTGGGAAGTCAGTAAGAATGGCCCAATAACTGATACAACTTTGTATAATCAAGCCAAAACATTTAGCGAAAGCATAACCAAAGGTTCTGTTAGAGCTAAACACGGTGAAGATAAACCAAAGGAAAGCATTATCTAATTCTCTAAGAGAATGAGTGCACAGTGTGGGCCCGGACGGAGACTGAAAGGCCCACATCATCAGTTATGGATAAAAGATATATAAAATTTTTTGATGGTTATCGTGATGCTTATGGGTTAGCTGACTTTGAACACCAAGAAGCAAAAGTAGATCCAGAAAGCGGAAAGAAGAAACCAGTATACAGATGGAATTATGAACCTCTCACAGAAAAAGTTTATCAATCTCATTTAGAAGGCAAAATTTCCATTGGCATACAACCATGTAATGAAAATTCAGAAGCAAGACTTGGTGTCATCGATGTTGATCCAACGGATTACGACGACTTTAATAAAAAATTTTTTATAGACGTAATACAAGACTATAATTTACCTTTAATACCTATTGAATCTAAAAGTGGGGGATTGCACCTTTGCTTATTCATAGACAATTTTATGAGCGCAAAGGATATTGTATCTTTCCTAACTAACCTACTCCCCTTATTTAAACTAAAACCCAACAACGAGATATTTCCTAAACAAACAGAACTTACAAGAGACGAAGAAACTGGAAAATTAAAACCAGGACAATTTATTAATCTACCGTACTACGGAAGTAAAAGACGGGCTTTAAATGTAGATGGTACACCATTTGAAATAGATAAATTTTTACAAGTTGTAGAAGCCAATCTAGTTTCTAAAGATCAATTGGATACAATTACACAAGGGATAGACAAAAAAATATATGAGGATGTCAATGAAGATTTTATAGATGGTCCCCCATGTCTGGCGGCGATTTCAAAAATATCTAACAAGGAAGGTTTCGATGGTAAAGACAGGTTTATGTACAACTATCATGTGCTGGTTAAGATGAGGTATCCAGATGGCTGGGAACAAAAAGTAAAAAATGCTCCTGTAAAATATTTTAATGAGACTCATGGTAATGCATGGACGGATCAAAAACTAAAATCTAAAATAAATTCTTGGGCAAAATCTGAAAAAGGTTATACATGCACAGAAGATCCTCTATGGAGTTTTTGTAAAAAAGGTATTTGCGTTAAGAAAAAATTTGGAGTTCTGGCTGGATCAAAAGGATCTTACCCTATCTTAACTAACTTAAGAAAAATAGAAATTTTTGAGGAACCTGAATATGAATTTGATGTTACAAAACCAGACGGCATCGGTAAAGCAACAGTACACTGTAGATCAGTAGAGCATCTAAATGAACAAATAAAAAGACGAAACGCAATCTCAAAAGCAGCAGGCTTTTTACCACCTCGTATTAAAGGTGATGAAGAACAAAGGATAATGGATGCTTTATATGAGACTCAACAGTCAGTTCAACCACCTATTGGAACATCCCCTAAAGAAAAATTACATGATGTCTTACATACAAAAATACATGGACCAAAAGCAGCTAATGATGCAGCCTTTAAAAGTGGAGCTGTGCTTATTGAAGGAGAGTATGCATTTTTTAAATTTGATAAATTTTATGACAGATTAAAATCAAAAGATTGGAAATATAAAGAAGAAAAAACAGGACGCATGATGCAGGCCATCTATGAAAGTTGCGATATACAATTTCTGGATCAAAAAAGATTTCCATCAAAAGAACAAGGTAGGTACCATGCTTCAGTAAAAAATGTAGTACAAATAAACATGAAGTCTTTTGAAGAAGTTCCAATTTATCATAAAAAAATAAAACATAAAACGGAGATAATGTAATGAAAGCTAGAATGGATTTAATAACGATCGCTTTATTCACATCGTTTTGGATATATTTATATTTAATATTATGATAAGAGAACAACCAAGTTTATTTAAAACACAGAGCTTCACCCGTGCCGGTAAATTAATCAACGTTAAAAAAGGTGTTGATTTGTCTACAGTAGATTTAAATACTAAAGAAAGAAAAGTTAAAATAACACCAAATAGATTTATAATTTATCCTACTGGAGAGACACACCCTTACGGGGATAAAATTCCTTCTTTAAAAGGAAATGATTTTCCCTTTATTGTAAGCCACACAAAAAGAGGCACAAAGATTTTAAAACCAATGATTAGACCTTTTTGGGATTATCCAATCATGTGTATACCGCAATCTAGCGAGCATAAAGGTAAAAAGGGAGAACAATTAAATGTAATGGTTTTGTTTCATAAATTAGTTGGTAGGGCATTTTTTAAATTGCCAGATAATTTAACGTGGGATATTGTTGATCGATTGTGGGTCTTCCATCAGGAGGCCGAAAAAAAATGGGATTACAGGGTGAAGAATCTTAAACTCGTCAGTCAAAAAATAAATCAAGAAAAAAAAGAAAAAAATTTAAAAAAACTTTCCAGAGAAGAAATTTTACAACAAGCAAAAATAAGGGGGCTATTTTGATCAGTAGAAAAATATATGGGCCTCCGGGAACAGGGAAAACAACCAGGCTTATTAAATATGCAAAAACTTTCTATAAACTGGGAACCCCATTAAACAAGATTGGTTATTTTGCATTCACAACTAAAGCAGCTAATGAAGCTATTAATAGAATGCTGGACGCATATCCACGTCTTCAACGTAAAGATTTAAAACATTTTAGAACTCTCCACTCCCTAGCTTTTAACAGACTAGGTATGAAAAAAAGTGAAGTTATGCAGGATGAACACTATGAAGATATAGGTAGAAGTCTTGGCATAGAGGTTACAGTTTATTCTGATGGGCACGAAACTACAGGATTTGTAGATTCAGATAGTGAATACTTTAATTTAATAAATGCAGCAAGAATTAAGGGGATTTCGGTTGAAGAAGAATACAACACGGATATGTATTCCCCTACTTTAGACAAAGACCTTCTCAAAATTTTAAAAGATGAGGTCAAAAATTATAAAGACTCTTTTAAATTAAGAGACTTTACCGATATGATAGAAAAATTTAATGTGTCTGAATTGTGTCCAAAATATGACATCGTGTTTATTGATGAAGCACAGGATTTATCTCCAATACAGTGGAAAATGGTAGATATTATAAGGGAAAATTCCACATATATTATATTAGCTGGCGATGATGATCAAGCTATTTATGGATGGGCAGGCGCAGATGTTAAAAAATTTCAGGACATAAAATCTAAAAAAGACATTATTTTGCCACAATCTCACAGAGTTCCCAAACAAATTCAAACCATTGCTAACAAAATACTGGAAAGAATTCCAGATCAAAGAAGAATTAAGAAGAGCTGGAAAGCTAGAGACGAAGAAGGACGGGTCGATTATATTACTTCAATTGAAGACGCGCCTTTATATGAGGGGGACTGGTTAATTCTTGCTAGAACAAACGATAGACTTAATAAAATCAAACCTCTCTTGCGAGATATGGGAATTTATTTTCAATTAAAAGGAAGAAAAAGTTTTAAGGCTACTTTGTTTAGAAGTATTCTAAACTACATTAGATGGCAAAAAGGAGAACTGTTATCTTTGTCCGAAGTAAAAGATGTACTAGAATATAGTCCATTACTTGTACTGGATAACCCGACAGAAGAAAAAATGTACGACTTAAAAGAATTTCAATTTGATTCACGTGCACCTTGGTATGATATATTTACAGTGGACCCAGAAGAATGTTTATATATTAGAGAAATGTTAAGAAACGGAGAAAAATTATCCAAAGACGCAAGAGTAAAATTATCCACCATTCATTCTGCCAAGGGTGGAGAAGCGACAAATGTTTTATTAATTCTGGACAATACAAAAACAATCAGGGAAGCCACAGAAAAAAATCTTGAAAAAGAAGATGAAGAAAATAGAGTCTGGTATGTAGGGGTCACCCGAACATTACAAAATTTATATGTTATGGGTGCAAAAAAGGAGGCAAAAGGATATGACATCGAAAGTCTACAGTAAGCAGATCGGAGGAAACCATTACAGAAAATTTAAAATTCAACCAAGTAAGTTTGTAATTGAGAATAAGTTGCTTTATCCAGAGGGATGCGTTATAAAATATATCATTCGACATCGTATGAAGAATGGAAAGGAAGACTTATTGAAAGCAAAACATTTTATAGACATGATTATTGAGAGGGACTATTCATGAAAGAGCCTCCATCTCATCTTCCTCATTACATGTTGTTAATAACCTTACTCTGTCTATATTGTTATTTTATACTAGGAAATTTATGAAGATACCAAAGTTTGAAGCTCAAACGGAATGGGTAAAACCTACAGAATTTCCAGATCTACGAGAGGTAGATGAGATTGCAATTGATTTAGAAACAAGAGATCCAGATCTAATTAAAAAAGGATCAGGTTCTATCATTGGTAATGGCGAAGTAATTGGTATTGCTGTAGCCACAAAACATTATAAAGGATATTTTCCTATTGCACATGAAGGTGGGGGTAATATGGATAGAGTCAAAGTCTTATACTGGCTCAAAGATATTTTAGAATCTCCTTCCACAAAAATTTTTCACAATGCCATGTACGATATATGCTGGTTAAAAAAACTAGGATTTAAAATTAATGGCGACATTGTATGTACAATGATTGCTGCAGCTGTGACAGATGAAAACAGATTTCGTTATGATCTCAATAGTTTATCGTGGCACTATTTAGGCTACGGTAAAAATGAAAGAGCGCTGGCTGAGGCTGCAGAAGAATGGGGCATCGATCCTAAAGCTGAAATGTATAAGCTCCCGGCTATGCATGTTGGATCGTATGCAGAACGAGACGCCGAAGTAACCTTTGGTCTATGGCAAGAAATGAAAAAAGAAATTATCAACCAGGACCTGGAGGACATATTTGATTTAGAAACAGAACTTTTCCCTTGTCTTGTTGATATGAGATTTAAAGGTGTAAGGGTTGATATCGAAAAAGCTCAGGCAATGAAAACAGAATTTAAGAAGGCAGAGAATGATTTACTTCACAAAATAAAACAAGAAACCAATATTGATACACAGATCTGGGCTGCAAGATCGGTAGCAAATGTTTTTGATATGTTGAAGATAGAATACCCACGCACAGAAAAAACAGATGCACCTAGTTTTACCAAAAACTTTTTACAAGAACACAAACATCCTGTTGTCAACCTAATAGCAAAAGCAAGAGAGATTAACAAAGCTCACACAACCTTCATAGATTCTATTTTAAGATACGAACATAAAGGCAGAATTCATGCTGAGATAAATCAGCTTAGATCACAAACCGGGGGCACGGTGACTGGTAGGTTTTCCTACCAGAACCCGAACCTGCAGCAGATTCCTGCACGAAACAAAGACTTAGGACCCAAGATAAGAAGTCTATTTATACCGGAGACAGGACATAAGTGGGGCTGTTTTGATTATAATCAGCAGGAACCAAGACTCGTTGTGCACTATGCATCACTCTATAAACTACCCTCAGTCTATGATGTTATAGATTCTTACAAAGAAAATGTTAAATCAGATTTCCATCAAACCGTTGCCGATATGGCAGAGATACCGAGGTCTCAGGCCAAGACCATTAATCTAGGATTATTCTATGGCATGGGAAAAGGAAAATTACAGGCAGAATTAGGGGTCACTAAAGAAAAAGCAGAAGATTTATTTCACACATATCATGGCCGAGTACCATTTGTTAAACAGCTAATGGAGAAAGCTTCTAACAGGGCACAGGATCGGGGACAGATAAGAACTTTACTGGGAAGACTTTGTCGTTTCCATTTATGGGAACCAAATCAATTCGGGATGCATAAGGCATTGTCTCACGAAGATGCGCTCGCGGAACATGGACCCGGGATTAAACGTGCTTATACTTACAAAGCTTTAAATAAATTAATTCAAGGAAGTGCAGCTGACATGACTAAAAAATCTATGTTAGATCTCTATAAAGAAGGTATTATACCACATATTCAAATACATGATGAACTTGATCTCTCAATTACAGGCGAGGAAGAAGCCAAAAAAATTATTGAGATTATGGAGAATGCTGTTACACTTGAAGTTCCCAATAAAGTAGACTATGAGGTTGGTGATAATTGGGGAGATATATACGATTAACCAGGAGGAAACTATGGAAAAAGTAAAACAACTATGGACGTGGGCACAAGCTAATAAGCAGAAGTCTATTATTATAGTTATAGTGGTCATTGCAATAATCGCTTTAATAAAATAATTTATGCATGGCCTATCTCAATGCAAACATTCCAATCATAGAATGCTACGTTAGAGGTAATTATCTACGCGATCAAAAAGATTCCCACGACAAGTATTTTGAATGTGTGGTATTTGGAGTAACTTCCTTACCTAAACAGGTCCCTTTATTTCATTATTTAATGACTGATGGTGGCCTGTGGTGGAGAGCTCCAATATCAGCTTTCTGCACTAAACCAGGCATAAAAGAATTACCATTAAATGAACTAGTAATGTGGGACTCTTTCAGCTATAACTTTAGTGTTACAACTTTTTATCAGTTGGCTGGATCTAAGATGTCATACATTTCCAGACGCAAAGTTAAAAGGGAAGGAACATACTTATTCACCATTGATTGGTGCGCGGG